ACTCTCGCCTGTACCATCAGATTCATTTGTAAACTTGTACGCCCATGCTGTTGCATGGTCTTTTAATTTTTGTGAGGTTACTGTATCAGCCATTTAATTACTCCTCGATTAATGAGAGAGCAAACTGAAGAATTTTGTCTGAATCTTTTTCAAAATTTTCTAAAAAGATTTTTTGATTTTCTTCTGTGAGTGAATCGTACAATGCAATCAAAGCGTCTTGATCTTTTTCTTCTGTCACTTTTGCTTTGATAGTTGCATATGCCTCTTCGCCAAATGCTTGCTTGTTGTCAAGTCTGTCCGCAGGTCTTTTACCGCTACCAGATTTAACACCTGCTGGACCAACTTCTTCAGGACCAACGCCCTCAAGGTCTCCAGGGTCCTTCATTTGTGCCATGTAAGTAGTCTTAGCGAGTTTATTTTTAAGACCAACGGTCTTAACTTCGTCTAGACTAAAAAGAAAACTTTTAAAGGTCTTCATCTATATTTTCCTCTTCTGGACTTAATTCCGAATCGTTTGTTGATGATTCTTCTTGGTTATTGAAAATCTGGTTAGCAACCTGCATTTTTTTCAAGAACATTACGTCATCTACTTTTTGCTGAATTGCATTGTAAATGCTGTCTTTAAAATCTGTAGGTTTCGCGTTTAATGCGGCATCTATTGCCGCTTGAATGTGTTCACTCATAATAACTCCTCTTTGTTAGTATTTATAAAATTCGGTATTTTTGGTTATCTAGACATTGTGAAACTAGTGTTACTAATGCGAATAAACTTAAAATTGTAGGTATTATCAAGATTATCTTGCCCTCTAATATCTTGAAGGGCAAACCTTACGGGCGTAAAAAAGTCTAAAAATGTTTTCGATTGTAAAGACTCTAGAGTATCATCTGAAAAATCATCTGAAAAATCAAATCTAAGATTCTTATATTGAAACCCACCATATCTTATGGTATCTGTAATTGTATTGCCAACCTCAACGGTTGTTTTTTTATCATCTCCAGATAGCACATGAATTTCAACTTTAAATCCTTGAGTAACGTCACTTGCTTTTGGTAAAATAAATTTACTGTCATTTAACGTGTCGCAAATATAAACTTTATTTGAATCGTTAATTGTTATAGTTGTGTTTGAACTAACAACAGAAACTTGATCAAATACCGCTTGATTGTAAGCCGTATTGGCTTGTGCATAAGCCGCATTGGCTACGTCATTTGTTGCGGCTGTTGTTTGTACTGTGCTATCTGGGAATGTTAATGTACCATCTTCATTAAATGTCCAGTTTTGTGATGCTCCTGCGGTATTGGCTCTAATTTGAACATTTGTATGAGCGTATAACTCAGCAGACACCAACCCCATATACAATGCAGTAGTATCATCACTAGTGGTTGTTAGATATGCGGCGTTGGCTCCGTAAGTAGTAAAATCTAGTTTAGCATTTCCTAATCCACTAATTGGTCCTGCTAATGTTAAGTTGCCATTTGCACTAAGGCTAACTGTACTATCACCGTTAACTAGTTGACTGGTGCCTGTATTTGCTTTATTGTAAGCCGTATTGGCTACGTCATAGGCATTGTTAGCCTTTGCAAATGCTGAACCTGCTAAAGTGTTTGCAGTATTTGCTTGAGTGAATGCTGAGTTGGAATTTAGATACGCGGCATTTGCGGTAGTGTAAGATACGTTTGCAACATACCATGCAGAATTTCCTATGTCAAAAGCATTGTTAGCCTTAGCAAAAGCACCATTGGCAGTAGACCTTGCAAACGGATCAATCTGAGTATCAGAAACTATAGTGTTTGCATAATTGTATGCGGCTTGCGCTAACGATTGTGCAGAGTTAGCAGTAGAAAATGCGCTGTTGGCAATTGAACGTGCTAAGTTATCTGTGCCTGCGGCGCCACCAGTATTCGCTTGTGCGAATGCAGATTGTGCAATACTTAATGCAGAGTTTGCTTGTGCATATGCGGCGTTGGCAACTGCCGCAGTTGTTGTAATTTCATCGGCAGTTAAAGTTACTGCACCAAGATATATTGTGTTTCCGCTTAAATATAAATCTCTAAATCTTGCAGTTGACGAACCAAGATCGTATGTAATATTTGCTGAAGGTATAACGTCCTGAACTGTAGTGTTACCTGTAACAGTTAGCCCTGCAAAAGAAACTGAGTTTGATGTATTTAAATTTTGATTGTACAGTACAACATTGTTTGCGGCATTATAAGCGGCATTAGCAGTTGCCCACGCAGAGTTGCCTACATCGTATGCATTGTTTGCTTTATCGAAAGCACCATTTGCTGTACTACGCGCAAGAGGATCAATCTGAGTATCAGAAACAATTGTGTTAGCGTAATTCCATGCGGCATTGGCTACATCGTAGGCATTGTTTGCTTTTGCAAATGCGCCGTTCGCAGTAGACCTAGCCAATGGATCAATTTGTGTATCGCTTACGATTGTGTTTGCGTAATTGTATGCGGCTTGTGCTAACGATTGTGCAGAGTTTGCACTTTGCCACGCTGAATTTGAAGTAGACCAAATTAAATCTGTGGTTGTGTTAACTGCGTATCCAGAAAGACTTGGAACAACAATTGTGTTTGCGTAATTCCAAGAGGCTTGTCCAACATCAAGTGCATTGTTAGCCTTGTTGAATGCGGAGTTTGCTTGAATGTAAGATGCGTTTGCGGCCGCCCAAGAGTTGTTGGCAACCGTGTAAGAAAGATTGGCTTGATTGAATGATGAATTGGCTTGACCATATGCACCATTTGCTCTATCTCTTGCAAATTGATCAAGATCACCACTTTGTTGGTTGAGCGCAGAATTTGCGGTTGCCCATGCTGAGTTTGCAGTAGTCCAAATTAGATCAGTTGTAGTATTAACTGCATAACCAATTAGATTTGCACTACCACCTGTACCACCTGTTTGTTCTACAAATGTGAATTTTTTTGTGGTTGAATTGTATGATAATACATAACCATCTTGAATACTATTACGATCTACGTCATCAAGATAGCGTAGATTTACTTCACCAGAACCAGTTGCTTTCCATGCATCGTTGGCTAGTGATTTACTAATGAGTGCGTTTAACTTTGTTCTGTATTCTGCAAAGTTGTCGTTGAGATTTTTTGTGAACTTTGTGAATTGTTGTTCAATTGGCTTTGTGTCTCCGTCTCTACCATCCTTACCAGGCAGTCCTTGAATACCTTGTGGTCCGGATTCGCCTTGAGGACCTCGTTCACCTTGAATGCCTTGGGATCCAACTCTTCCTGGCTCACCTTTAGGTCCTCGTTCGCCTTGAATTCCCTGAGGGCCTGTTGGGCCAGCGGGACCCATCGCGCCTTGCGATCCATCTCTGCCGTCCACTCCGTTTTTACCAGATTCACCTTTGTCTCCATTATCGCCTTTGTCGCCTTTTGGTCCTTGATCTCCTTGCAGACCGCGTTCGCCCTGTGCGCCTTGTGGACCAATTGGACCTTGTTCACCTTGTTCGCCTTGTGGACCAACTTCGCCTACATCGCCTTTTGGTCCTTGTGCGCCAGTATCACCAACTGGACCGCGAGGACCCACATCGCCTTTGTCGCCTTTAAGACCTTGTGCGCCTTGTTCACCTTTTGCGCCAATAGCACCGCGCGGACCTACTGGACCAGTAGGACCTTGTTCAACGACTTGCGATTGCAACTCTTCTTTTAGTTTTGCAATCTCTTTCTTAGTGTACGCTATTGAGGTAGCGACTGAAAGTGCATCGTTGATTATGCTATCATTCGTTTTCTTTGTCACCTCTTGCCTCTTGTTCAACTAGTGTATCAAAAAACTTAGTCATTGATTTGGCTAACTCTTTTTGATCCGTATCATCAATAATATGAGGCTCTACCTCCTCTTTCTTTACCTTTACTACAACTTGTTGCGGTGGTGGTGCGGGTGGTGCGGGAGGCATTACAGGCATTGGAGGGGGTGCTGATTCTTCTTCTGGCATAGTTGCTTCTTCTTCTGCCATTTCTTCGTCCATCTTTTTAATATCGTCTTCAGTCTGGTGTAGAATTTTAGTACGAACATAAGCAACGGAGAAGTATTTACCAACATGTTGATCAATATCTGAAAGAAGTGTTAGACGTTCTTTGAGAATTTCAGCATCTTTTAGTTCAGCAAAATGTGCATCGGTAATAAAGTCGAAATAAATTTCTTCTTTAATTTGATCCCATTCTGCCTTAGTACAAATGCCCTTGAGAACTAATTGAGTTTCAAGCATACGGTCAAATAGATGTGTAAATCTATTGCGTAGTCTTGCAATAAATTTTGAGAATTTTAATTCATCGCGTGTAATCTCGGATGCGCGGCCGAGAGAGAATCCGTTATCAGATTCTAAGCGTGAAATTGGAACGCCAAGTGATTTGTAGAGTTTCTTTTGAAAATATAAAACGTCTTCAATCTCACCCAAATTCTGACCGCCTTGAAGTGTAGTAATTTCTGTACCTCTACCACCTTCGCGGCGCGGCAACCAAAAATCTTCAAGCATTGTTTGAAAACGTCTGTCATCACGAATCTCTCCTGTGGTTGCATCGTATACAAGTTTGTTCTTGTACTTCTGCATAATATCACGGAGATATTGTTCTGCTTTAATCTTTGGTAAGTTACCCACATCAATGTAGAAAATTCTACGTTCGGGTGCGCGAGAGATACGATAGATAACTGTTGCATCTTCAAGCATACGCAACTGATTAAGCGGCCGAATTGCTTTGTTTAAATGTGAAATAATTACTTTACCATCTTTATCTGAAATGCCCGAATGAACATAGCAGATAGAGTCTGGTGCAATTTTTAAACCTTGATTTGCATCTTTAGCAAATCCTTTTTCTGAAAACACAAAGTATTCAATAGGTCTAACATATAATTCTGTTTGACCTGCTACTGCTCTTGTTTTTTGTGTCTCGCGCACTTTGCGAATTTTGCGAGGATCAATGTAACGAACCTCTTTTAATCCTGCGCGAGGTTGTTTTTCATCAATGATTAGGTGATAGTATAAACGTCCATCAACGTACCATCTACGAAATATATCATATCCTTGATTACCAAAATCAAGAAGTTTAAGAATGTGCTTAAACTCATCGCGAATTTTATTTTTGATTGATTCTGGTTGCTCTAATTTGTCCAACACAATTTGTACTGGATACTCATCAGGTTGATATACGATTGCTTCGTTTACAATATCATCAATCGCTGTGTCGCACTCTGCTTGAAGCGACATTTCACGATACTTGCGGATTAGTTCTGAGTCGTTCTTGACTGTACCTTCAAGATCAACGTAAGTTCCATATACTCCGCCACCGACAATGTTGACTGCATTATCATCATCATTTGGTGGTACGAATGATCTTACCTGTTCACTTGCAGGTTCATCCTTACCGATTTTAAAACCGAACAGTTTGATTGCCATATTTTATTCTCTTTCCATAAGAAAAGGGGGCGTAATAGCCCCCCATTAAAACTATTACGCAACTATTTATAGTCGCGAAAAGGTTTCGTCAATTAAGCAGAATAGACGTATTGGAAGGTTACTGTAAACTCTTCCACCGCGTCTGTTGTGTCGTAAGACAAATCGATAGTGCTTACATCAGTTGGGAAGGCGTGGAACAATTTGGTTGACTTAGATACGCTGTTATCATCTTTTAACTGATCTACAGTAATCTGTGTGGTATAATCAACACCTGCGCCTGCTCTTCTCAAACTTGAGTTTGCAAAATTGTTGTCCGCAATGTAGGACATCCAATCTTCAAAGCCCTTGCGAATTGACTGTGATTCATTGTTGATT